TATGAGACTAGTGACAAATACAACGATTTTTAGATGCAATGATTCACACAGATTTGATTATTTATGTCTTTCTGTTCTTCAGCTGCTGGTACGTTTATTCAGCTGTTTGCGATTCTGCTCCTCCGATTTATGTTGTTGAGGGGAGAGTTCATGTTTTTGATATGGAGGAAGGTGCTAACAACATCTGTCTATCATTGATAAGATGGCTGCCATTTATTCATTTCGTTATCACATCAAACACTGTTCATGATGTGGTTAAACTTAGTGGATCGATGCCAAGCCATTTAGCAAAAACTACGAAGAAGACTATTGTTGCCTTTATGGCAGCCAATCATGTTGAGTTCTTCATGGTTGATTATATCATTCCAAACGTTCATGGTGTTTTACACCCAATTGATGAGTTTGCTTCAGATCTTTTTGACATGTTCAATAAGAAAGCCAAGACGATTTGCTTTTCGACTTATCATCGGACAAATGCGGTTTTGCGCTTGAAATTGGATTATTTACTTAAGTTCTTTAGAGGTGGTGTCATTGATCTTGAAGCTGCTGAATTGTTTCAGCAATCACTTGATGAGTTGTTCACTGATGTTGTCAATCGGAAGAATTTTCATAAATTGCGACGTCGTTTGTCTGGTATTGACAGGAACTCAATCTTTGATGCTCCTGTTGTTGGCAGTTCTGCTGCTGGTTATCCTTATAAAAGTGGAGTTAAGCGTCGTGATGTTAAAGCTGATGCTGAGTATAAAGCCAAAGAAATGTATGATGACGATGAGGTCTTTCAGAGTTATCTTGCAGATCATGTTTGGTACACTGCTGGACGTGCAAAGCTTCAAGATATTGCAAAGGAGAGTGCTAGGTTGATTTGTTACCCTGGCTTCGCTTTTATGCTCCTCACGAGTGTTTATTATTCAAATGTCATGTGGTTTTTCCATGAAGAGTTTGAATGGTTCGGAGTTGGTTTTTCATGGATGAATGGTGGAGCTGCAAAGCTTGCCAACATCCTTAGAGCTGACAAGGGAGTTGCACCCGAAGGTTATGAGTTCTGTTCAGTTGATGCTAAGGAGTGGGATACATCATTATCTTCCATTCTTTTATACAAAATGAAGAATTTTCACATGCGATTGATGGATTATTGTGGTGTCCCATCACGATTCATTTACATGTTTGGAAAACTTTATGATTGTATGGTTTCAGCTATCATATTGTTGCCTATGGGATTTGCTGTTCGTGTCTACAAAGGTATGAAAAGTGGATTTGCTGGCACAGCAGATGACAACACTAACATTCATCGTGCTGTCTTTAGAGGTGTTCTTAGGTTTCTTCATCTTAGTGTTGATTTGCCATGCGTCTTGTATGGTGATGATAATATTTTTCTGAAGCCTGTTACCACAAGTGATGATGACATTATTGCTGCTTATGCAAAATTTGGCATCATTATTAAGGAGATTCATTCTTCTTCGCATTTGAATGATGTTTCTTTTTTATCGAAGAGAATCATTTACATGCATGGAGAGTATTTCCCCTATAGGGCTTCTATTGAAACTTTTTCACGACTCTTGAATCCTGAGGAAATGCATCCTTCTTACAATGAAGTTCCACAACATCGGAGGACTGCTGAAAGACTTCTTGGTCATTTAATCGACAATTTTTATAATGTTGAGGTTCGAGAAACTATCTATAAGATGCTTCGTTATCTAAAGAACAAATATCACATCAATGAGGTTGAATTCGACCCATCAAAGTATCAGTCAACGATGTTCAGATTCATGGACGTTAAACGGCTTGCTGGTGTGATTCCAATTGTTCCTGATGAATCTTTCATTCGTGAGCTTTATGGTGTTCACGGCCATGGCTTATCCATGTATTGGCCAAGCCTTGCTCCTGACATCGTTTATGATCCAAACAAGTTGGCTAAGAGTCTTTCTCTTTTTGAGAGTGCCTTGAATTATTATGATGAGGTTAAAGCTGCTTTCCGTATGCTATCTCGTAAGGGCAGGATTCGTGTGAGAAATCTCACATCACCCTATGCTTCAATTTCTGGAGTTAAGGGCACTCATGCTGCTAGGTTTGAGTGGGCCATGCATTATTTTGGTTTGAATTCATTGTACCAAGGTAAATCTGTCAAGTTCCTTGACATTGGTTCACATCCTGGTGCTGTTGCCAGATCTATGTTGAAATTCATCAAAGCCTTCATTACATGTATCACAAAGATTCCAGACCATGATATCAATAATCCTATGCCATATGTGTTGCTTCAAGACAGGCTCAAAGTCATTTTTGGTGACATTGATGATCAGGACCTCGGAGATCAACATTTTGATTTGATTCATGATGATTTAGATCTTGTAGACAAGAAATTGAGGCCAAGTGGCACTAACATCGCTCAGTCAAAGTCTTGTCTCGACAGATTCATCAAGTTTTGTGGTAACACTGATCGCGCTTTGATGACTGTACATGATCTTGATGTTGACACCATTGAAAAGATGTATGAATGTTATTCCGCTTATGGTTCTATCGATATTCACAGATCTAGGTTTTCAAATCCTTGGAGACCTGAATACATGGTTTTGTTTACCAAGACAAAAAACAGTAGGATGAAGAAGAAGAAATTTCTTCATTCTATGTACCATTATTTCAATGCACAGACATCTTTCTTGATCCAATGGAATCAGGTTCTTCATAAGAACGTGATGAACGCCTTTCATGAAGGCGTTGTTGAGAGAAATCCTCTTCAGTCAGATGATGCTTATAAGGCTGAGAGCGTAAAATGGGTTTTATAATTCCATATTCTTTTGTGGCTAGTCTTGCCTTCGGGACGTTGTTAGGGACTTTCATTGCGGTTGCCTACCGTGTTTATTATTTGTTTATCCATTTATTATTTATTAGTAACATTATTAGTTCGCATCTCTGGATGAACATCTTGTTCATTTGAGTTTGTTGATCATTTTGACAGAGCGTATATGATCCAATGAATGCTTAAGCTTGGACATTATTTGTGTGCGTTTCTGATTTGTGATTGTTATGACTTACATTGACTTAATTTGTTTAATTTGGGGTTAGATTTCAAAAGTTATTTATCTTCCATTTGTTTTTAATTTAAAAAAAAA